GCTGTAGAAATGAAACCCGGACCAAGACCAATGCCAACATCAAAACGAAAACTAACCGGCGACGCCGGAAGGCGCGGGATACCGGAAAACGAACCGATGCCAGATAAACCCAAAAAGCTCCCTATGTCGCCAAGGCACCTTGACAAGATCGGGCGCAAGGAATGGAACCGAATCGGCAAGCTGCTTCACAAGCTCGGCCTTTTGACGGATATCGACATGACCGCTTTGGCTGCGTACTGCTCCACATACGCCACATGGGTTGAAGCGCAAGAGAATATCAAAAAGCATGGGGTGTTGATCAAGGCGCAATCCGGCTTTCCGATGCAAAGCCCATATTTGACGATCAGCAACAAAGCCATGTCTGAAATGCGGAAGTGGCTTGTCGAGTTCGGCATGACGCCCAGCAGTCGGACGCGGGTTAAGGTTGAAAAGCCAAAAGAAAAAAACAGACTTGAGAAAATGCAGGAAAAACTAAGGAGGGTGAAATAAAACCCTACCACCAATATGCCAAAGACGTAACAACCGGCAAAATAACCGCCTGCAAGTGGGTCATTCTGGCCTGTGAGCGATTCCTGTCCGACCTGAAGCGGGACGATATTTTCTTTGACGAAGTTGCAGCAGATAGCGCCATTGAGTTTTTTGACCTCCTGAAACACATAAAAGGCGAGTGGGCGAAAACAGGCGAATCGATCCGGCTGGAACCGTGGCAGGAGTTCTTAACCGCAAATATGTTTGGGTGGCTGACTCATGAGGGCGGACCGCGACGGTTTAAGACGGCGTATATTGAAGTGGCCCGGAAAAACGCCAAAACGACTCAAGCAGCGGGATGGGCCGGTTATCTTCTTGTCATGGACGGTGAACCGGGAGCCGAAGTGTATTCGCTCGGCACGATGCGCGATCAGGCCAAGATCAGCTTCGATACTTTCAAGGCGATGGTCAAAAAAAGCCCGGACCTGTCCGAAGCGATAGGCGTTTTTAAGTTCAATCTCCACATCGAGGACACGTTTTCGAAATTTGAACCACTTTCGGCTGATTACAACACGCTTGACGGCCTGAATATCCACGGCGCGATATGCGACGAAGTGCACGAATGGCGGGGCCGTGGGTTGTGGGATGTTATTGAAACGGCCACGGGGTCAAGGCTGCAACCCCTACAAATAGCCATAACCACATCCGGGAGCGACCAGGAGTCCATTTGTTACGAGCAAAGGCAATATGTCACGCAGATATTGAACCAAGTCGTTGAGGATGACAGTTATTTCGGCGTTATTTACACAATCGACACGAAAAAGGACTGGCCGAACCTCGAAAAAGACGACGATTGGCTTGATGAAAAGAACTGGATCAAGGCAAATCCGAACCTCGGCGTATCGGTTTATCTTGACGACCTGAAACGCAAGGCGAAAAAGGCCGCTCGGATTCCGGCCGCTCAGAATAATTTTCAGCGAAAGCACCTTGACATCTGGACGCAGCAGGTCACCCGGTGGCTATCTCTTGAGATGTGGGACGCGAATAATACCAGTGAAATCGTTGAAAAAGACCATAAAGGCCGGTGGTGCGTGGCCGGAATTGATTTGTCGTCGGTATCGGATTTGACGTGTTGCGTGTACCTGTTCCCGCGGGACGATGATCGGAAGTGGGTAGATTTGATTATGCGGTGCTGGTGCCCTGAGTCCCGCCTGTACGATACGAAAAACAAATACCGCGAGCAATATCAAGCCTGGGAGAAAGCAGGGTGGTTGTTTATAACGCCCGGTGACGTGATTGATTATGATTTTGTGTTGAAAGAGGTGCTGAGAGACTATGCAACGTTTGAAGTCGGTTTGATAGGGGTTGATTACGCGTTCCAGGGTGTTGATTTCTGTAACAAGCTGATGGTTGAAGTCGGGCACACGGACGACAATCCAAGGGTAATTTCAACCGGCAACTCGGCTCCGAAGCTCGGCCCGGTGTGCAATGAGTTTGAGCGGCGACTGATAGACAACAAGATTAATCATGGCGGTAACCCAGTTTTACGGTTCATGGCTGATTCTGTTGCGGTTAAAGTGAGTCCAGACGGCTATAAAAAGCCGGATCGGGACAAAAGCCAAGGCAAAATTGACGGTATTGTAGCGGTCCTATACGCATTGGATCGGCTGATGAGGTCAAAGCCGCCGGTTAAGTCTATTTATGAATCAAGGGGCGCAATAGTTTTATAGCGGAGGGAACATGACTTGTCCAGAATGCAAAGACCCAAGATCGCGCGTAATTGAAACTAAAAAATACGAAACCGTAATAACGAGGGTTAGGAAGTGCAAAAACTGCGGTCAAACATGGTCAACCAGCGAAGAGAGTAGCTCCCATATGGCACAAGATAACTATTTTCCGGCGTATTCGACCCGATAAACCCTGTAAAAACCTATATAGCGGTATATAGGTCACAAAGGCTTGTTTTAACAACCTCACCCGATATTCTTCAAGATAATCGTACAATCTAACTGTTTTTTCATATTCATAACCGCATAGCGGGGCGTTATGTGACCGACAGCCGGTTAAAAATTAACTCTCTAAAAGGGGCCGTTCTTACCAGGACGGCCTTTTTCTATTTTCGGGGCCTGGACTCAATCACATGACAAAGCGCGGATATTTGCAACGTGTAAAGCAGTTTTTCAAGCGAAAGGGGTACGGACCGGGCAACGATTATTGGTATGGGCCAGTTCAAGCGCCGACCAAGGCCGGGGTGGACATTGACGAAGTTGCAGCACTCAATTTCAGCGCGGTATGGAACGCGATCCAGATAATAAGCGGCACAATCGGGAGCTTGCCCCTGCATTTATTGAGGCGAGCCGGGAAAAACACTGAGAAAATGACCTCAGAAAGCATTTATGGCGTGCTGCATAGCGTCGCCAACCCTGAAATGTCGGCCATGAGTTACCGGGAGGCAACCGGCGCTCATGTTGTTTCATGGGGCAATTCGTACACAGAGATCGTTCGGTCAAAGACCGGTGAAGTTGTCGAGCTTTGGCCGATTGGCCCCAACAGAGTCAAGCCGGAGCGGAAAAACGACAAGATGTTTTACGAAATTAGCATCGGGGGCGGTCAAAAAGTCACCCTGCCGCGTGAAAAGGTGCTGCACATCCCAGGCTTAGGCTTTGACGGCCTGATGGGATATTCAGTTTTGAATAAAGCGCGTGAGTCAATCGCGTTGGGCATGGCAACTGAAGAATTTGGATCGCGGTATTTTGGCGACGGCACACATCCGGGCGTTGTCGTATCTCACCCGCTCGCATTGGGGCCAGACGCACACAAAAGGTTGAAAAAAGATTTAACAAACGCTTACAGCGGCCTTGGCAAATCTCACAAACTGCTTTTGCTTGAAGAAGGGATGAAAATGGAGAATATCGGCATCCCTCCCGAAGATTCTCAGTTTTTGCAAACCCGTCAATTTCAGACCGTGGAGGTCGCCCGGTGGTTCAACATCGATCCGTCGAAACTGAAGGACCACAGCCGGAGCACGTTTAACAATATCGAGCATTTATCAATTATGCACGTTGTGGACTGCATCACCCCGTGGATGGTTCGGATTGAGCAATGCTTAGACATGCAGCTATTGACACCCGAACAAAGGCAACTCGGTTTTTTCTTTAAACACAATGTCGAGGGGTTGCTCCGGGGTGATACCGCAGCAAGGGCCGAGTTTTATTCCAAAATGTTCAACATAGGGGCTTATTCGATCAACGAAATCAGAGAAAAAGAGAATATGAACCCGGTTGACGGTGGTGATGAGCGGTTCGTGCCCCTGAACATGGTGCCGTTAAGCATGGCCAAAGAAGTAGCAGCGCCAAAGCCGGAACCGGAGCCCGCTCAGATCGTAGCGCCGGAACCAGACGAGGAAACAGACGAAGACAGGCGCGGATACTGGAAGCGGGAAAGGCAGTACCGGTCAATCCAGGGCCGGGACCGATTAATCAAGTCCTATTACGATTTATTCAAAACCGCCGCGCAGCGGATTGTCAGCAAGGAAGCGTTGCGGACCAAAAAGCTGGCCAAAGAGCACGGCAGCACGGAGTTTGTAAACAAAATGCACGATTTTTACCTTAACACGATGCCCGGTTATATCAAAAAAGAGATGAACCCGGTTATCACGTCGTTTGCCGGTGAGATTGGCGCTGAAGCGTCAAAAGAGATCGGTGCGGATTTTGAGCAAGACGACGAGTTTAACGACTTCGTGACCGGATATTCAACCCGGTTCATCGAGCGCCACATTGAGTCGTCTGTGGGGCAACTCGAAAGCATTGCAAAGGAAAAAAGGGCGATTGATCCTGAACCAGACCCGTTTGTCGAGGATGTTGATCAACGGGTGGACGAATGGACCGACACCAGGCCGGATAAGATCGCGTTGAATGAGACTAATAGGCTCGCTAACGGAATGGCTCAATTTGTTTTTTTTGCTGGTGGATTTTCTCTTGTGTGGAGAACTCGCGGGGGCAAGTCGTGCCCATACTGTAAAGAACTCAATGGGCGAAAAATATCAAAAGGTGAATCGTTTATTGACGCTGGTACGATGTGGGAACCAGAGGGCGCTAAAAATGGGCCGATGAAGATAAGGGGAATGAAAACCCAGCCTCCTTTGCACCAGGGATGCCGGTGCTACGTTGGGTCGATATGAAATCAAAAAAGGACAACAACATGGAAAAAGAAATCGAATTAAGGTCATTCAAAATACAAATCAGGGAGCTTGAGGATGGCGAGAAAAAGCTAACCGGAACCCCGATTGTCTACAACAAAGACTCTGAGGACATGGGTTTTATTGAGCGTATCGCGCCTGGGGCTGCAACCGAAGCTCTGAAGAAATCCGATGTACGCCTTTTGTACGGGCACAACAGCGATTCATTGTTACCGATTGCGCGTCAAAGCTCTGGGACATTGAGAGCAACCGAAACCAAAAAGGGTGTTGATATTGAAGCCGACCCGCCAAAGAAAAATCAGTTTGTTGACGCATTGATTGAGTCAATCGAGCGCGGCGACGTTGGCGAAATGTCCTTTGGCTTCACGATTAAAGAAGATGCTTGGAAGGATTTGGATAAAGACAAGCCGACCCGAACGATTAAGAAATTCGACCGGCTTTATGATTTTTCATACGTCGTGTTTCCTGCCTATGGCGACACGACAGCAAGCACTGATGTTCGCGTGGCGTTGAGGTCGCTTGACGCTGCACGCGAAGGCAAGAAAGAAGAAAAAGCCCCGCCTTTCATTCTCGTTAGTGACTCCACTCCTGAGAATAAGGGTGAGGTGAAAATCAAAGTTGAGGTCAACGGCGTTGAGTTCGTTCAACGCCAAAAGACCGAAGCGTCGCAGGTAGTGACTCCACTTCCAGCGAAGGCAAGAAATGGTAGTGACTCCACTGCCGATTCGGTTGCTAAAAACAACCCTGAAGTGAACGATAGAGACTTCTGGAAAGGTCAAAAAGTCTCCAAGCCTAAAAAGGAATAAAGAGCATGAAGACAATATCAGAGTATCGCGCAGAGGTTAAGGCCCTGCTAAAAGAACTCGCTGATATGAGATCGATCTGCGTCAACGAGAACCGAAGTCCGTCAGACACCGAGATTGAAAAATCCGAGGGTGTCATGGACGAAATCGAAGCATTGGAAAAGATCATAGCCAATGAGGAAAGAATGCAGTCAACCAGGGATCGGGTCAAAGCTCCTGAGAAACAGGCGGTTTCAAAACCGGACCCGGAAAAAGCCCGCAAGATCGAAAAACAGGAAAAGCGAGACCGGTTCCTGACCCTTGGCGAGCAAATGCAATCAATCATGAGAGCCGGAATGCCGGGTGGCAATGTCGATCCACGGCTCTATCAGGCTCGCGCCGTGACCGGGCTTTCCGAGGGAATCCCGAGCGATGGTGGATTCCTGGTGCAGCAGGATTTCAGCACCGAACTTTTAAAGAACGTCTGGAACACCGGCCAATTGGCTTCACGTTGTCGACGGCTCACGGTTTCCGGCAATGCGAACAGCATGAAGATCAACGGCATTGATGAAACCAGCCGTGTTGCTGGAAGTCGTTGGGGCGGGATCCGTGGATATTGGGCCGCTGAAGCTGCGGAGAAAACCGCAAGCCAGCCGAAATTCCGAAAGATTCAACTGGACCTCAACAAGCTGGTTGGCCTTTGCTACGCCACCGACGAGCTGCTTGACGACGCGGCGGCCCTCGAGGGGATTTTAAGGCAGGGCTTCGCGGATGAGTTCGGCTTTCTGTTGGACGATGCAATCATTAACGGCACCGGCGCGGGGCAGCCTTTGGGCATCCTAAACGGCGGGTCAGTGGTTTCGGTTACAAAAGAGACCGGGCAAGCTGCGGCTACGCTCGTTTTTGAGAATATCGTCAAAATGAGAGCGCGGCTGTTCAGTAATTCAAGGGCCACTTCGGTGTGGTTGATCAATCAGGACGTTGAACCGCAGTTGCATCAAATGTCAATCGCGGTAGGAACCGGAGGCGTGCCCGTATATATGCCCGCAACCGGCATTTCCGGCAGTCCGTTTGATACGCTGTACGGTCGGCCTGTGATCCCGATTGAGCAATGCCAGACCCTGGGCACCACCGGCGACATATACCTTGCCGACTTTGCCAGCGGTTACATTTTGGCCGAAAAGGGCGGGATGCAGTCAGATATGTCGATCCACGTTCGGTTTATTTACGATGAGAGCGTGTTCCGGTTTGTGCTTCGAGTTGACGGGCAACCGGTTTTGGGAAGTGCGATTACTCCGTACAAGGGTACGAATACGCTGGCCCATTTCATCAAGTTGGACGCCAGAGCGTAAACCGACAACCATAAACCTATAACGTATAACGGGCCGGGTCATTCCGGCCCCATAAGGAGCAAATAAAATGAGATTAGGAGAAGAAAAGAAAATAGTGCCGGTTT